TCGGAAGTCAAAACACAATCATCTTTAAGTTCTTCTGAGCTTAGACAAATGAAAAACAGAATCTTGTCACAGGACAAATGTTCTGATAAAGACCTCGAAAAACTTTCAATAATTAACGAATTACTAGGAGAAAAAACGATGAAGGTAGATAAATTTTTTGACAAGTTAAATGGGTGGCAGTGGTTAATAGTTGGAATTGTTGCAGGTTTGATTTATCAAAATATGGTAACAAGACCACAGCCTCAAACATTACAGCCGCAAGTTTCACCCAACACTGTGATGACTCCTAATGGTGGTGCAGTGAATATGTACAAATTTGAAAACAATTAAAAACAATGTCAAACAGAAAGAACGGAATCCATATCAATTACTATGAAGCTCCCTGTCAAAACTATCAACAACCAAGTGATGATTGCCAACAACAACCAAACCGGAATGCTACATCATCAGGAATGTCTTCAAATATAATGCTTTTGCCAATAGGTTTTATATTCCTGATATTTATTTCACCTATTGTTGTAGGAGGAACAAGATACATTGAACGTCCTAGTCAACCATCGCCCGACATAATCATCAACAACAACAATAAAATGCAGCGATGACAAATTTGTACACGAAAAAGGAAATGATGTTTTGGATAGTAGTTTGGTTCTTAACTTATCTCCTTTGCTTACAAAGAGGGGGTGCTGATATTGTTGATAATCGCACCCCAGACAATACCGGAGCTTTCTGTCAAGCCTACGCTCAAGGGGATTTATGATAACGATAAACCATAGATTCATTATCCAATGGATGATTTTTGGAATCATTCTTTACCTGACAATCCCCCCTTTAGTCGCAATTCACAACAACATTGTTTGTAACAGATATTATGGACTTCACAAAAAATAAACAGAATTTGATTTGGTTAGGAATTGCAGCCGTTGCAGCAGCATTTTTCCTTTATTCAGGAAAGATTAACCTACCTAACCAACAGCAATCACAGTCACCGCAACACCAGACACCAGGAGCTTTGAAATGGTAAATGATTATCCAGAGATAGTTTCGTTATTGATTGAACAAGCAAAATCAACTTTTAAACCCAAAGATGTAATGCTTGACCCTGATTGGGTGACTAACACACTTTTCACTTATCAACAAATGCCAGAATATTCACCCATGTCTGAAACACATCAAGATTGTGTTTGGGGTGCTGAGAGTATCAAGCCTCGCTCTGAGTGGAATATCACCAAAGAGCAAAATGAGATTTCAGTTAAAAGATGGAAAGAAAAATGGATGGCTGAACGTAAACAAAAATATGCTCAAAGATTTTAAATGTGCAGCTACCTATCTGGGAATAATGTGGGCTTTGGAAATGTTTTTCCCAGAATTTGATTATTTTGGAATCAGACCAGGAGTGGAAGGCATAGGAATGTTGGGAATTATATTCTCGCCATTCCTACACGGAGACCCCCAACACTTGATAGGGAACACAGTCGGATATTTGCCATTGGCAACCCTGACAATTTTCAAAGCCCCTGGAAAATTTAATTACAACTTTTGGGTGATTTCAATAATTGAAGGCTTTGGTGTTTGGTTCTTTGGTCAACCTGGTTCAAATCATATAGGAGCAAGCGGGGTGATATATGGTTTTTTTGGATTTTGTCTTCTTAGTGCTGTCTTTCGTCTTGATTTTCCTAATCTGGTATGCGCTGTCATTACCTGGATAATATTCCAAAATTTAATCGGCGGAATGCTGCCATCGGTTGCCCAAGGGATTAGTTGGGAAGGTCATCTGGCAGGGTTTATTGGTGGTGCGATAGCGGGGTATTTAGATGCAAATTCTCAAAGAAAATTGGAGGCAAATTAAATGTATTTGCAACAATCTGAAACCCAGACCTCCCCCCAGATAACAGGATTGATGGTATTTAATTGGTCAATGGGTTTGCTGAGTTTATTGTTAGTTGGTTTGATAACTTCTGAAGTTGTCAGGCTAATCAATAAACCAACAGAGGAGTTTCAAAAGTTTGTAGCCGTAGCCAACCTTTCAGGTTATGAAAAATGCCTGAAAAACAAAGGTGGCGAAGGGTGCAAAGAACAGCTAATTATTGAATGGAGAAAAAGAAATGGCAACTAAATTAGACGGTTTACGCAATCGTTTTTCAACTGGAAACATTATCAAAGAAGCTGGCACGGGCGCTAATTTCTCTAAAGTGATGAGTCCAACAGGAAAAGGTGATATCACCCCCTATACCCGTGAACGCTCCTATGCAGGAACCGATGAATTTGACCAACAGTTTAATATTTCTGACCGAGTTAACCCATCTGAAAATGAAGCTAAGGGAGCTAAGATTATTGCCGAAAATGCAATCAAAGCAGCATCAAATAAAAAGGTAATTGTCGAAGCTCAATTGAAAGTTGACAAAGCACGGACTGAGTGGTACGAAGCTGACCAACAATATGTTAAAGGTGTGGCAGAAGGTTCATTGAAACGTTTTGAGGAAAAGATTCAAACTCAAAAAATGTTAGATGGTCAAGCTCCTAAATATATGCAAATCGTTGGTAATTACGCTAACGAAAATGTAGGGGCTGTTAACGTGATGCGCCAGTTGGACAAAATTGAAAACTCGATGAAACTGTAAATTTATTTGGGGGTGAAACATTCCCCCAATCAAAACATGAAACTATGGAAAGTCAAAAAGTTTTCAATCTTTGGAACAGGTTTATCTTGTTCCTTTTTGTTATCACATTTTGCTTTGCTTTATCCTGAAGCTAGAGTATTGCTAATTTGTCTTTATCTGGGTTTGATTGTTGGTAGTGTTATTTTATATTTAATTTCTGATAATCAAGATACTGTAAACTCTGATGAATTAGTTTTTGGTGCTATAGCTTTATTGATTGGTGTTTTTTATGCTTTAGGAATAGGTCAATCTTGGATAGTTTTAAGATTATTATTATGGATTTTATTGTTGATTGTCACTGTTTCAATTTGGATATATTTCACATTACCTCAACCTGAAAACAATGAATAACACCCCTGAACATTTAAAAAATCCTCACCTGTCAGCATGGGCATTGGGATTAACAATTGCTGGTTGTAGTTTAGCGATGTTTTCACCTTTGGCAATCAACAAAAACCCACAATTAGGGATTGTTGGCACGTCTGCGGGTGCAGTGCTATCCATTGCGGGGTGGGTGATGGGGAGTCAATCAGAGAAATCAATCAAGCTACAAGCCAAGGTAGAGGAGCAAACCGAGGCTATATTCCTGCGGCGGTTGGGGATGGAATATGAGTTAGAAAAATTTAGGGATATTAGATATTTGAACGAAAGTCAGCAAGCGATCGCGCAGCCTAAAAGCCATGATCAAACATTACCACCATCGCAACAAAGAAGGTCGGATGACAATGAAGGGAATCTTCACCGGAGTCAATTGATGGTTTTAGACCGAGAGAGTCCTGTGGAATATAATCAAGAGAATCATGATATCTATTCAGATGAACTATCATTTATTCCTTGCGATATTCCCTCCAATCATATCTTAAACTTCTATAACTGGGATAAGTTAGCCGATGAGTCTTCAGGAATATTAATCGGGGGAAATTCTGGGAGCGCAAAAACATCTCTAGGTGCTGGTTTCGTGATTGGCAAACTAACTGAGCATAAACCCGCCGAGGTGATTGTTTTGGATATCCACGCTTCAAAAAACCCTATCTGGCAACAAATGGGTTTCCCTAGGGTTGAATCAGATGTTGAAATAATTTATCAGATTTTGTGCTGGCTAATTGAAGAAGTCGAAAACCGAAAAGAAAAAGACGGGCATTCTATCATTGTCTGCTTGGATGAAATCAATGATACGATGTCCGAGTTAGCACAATTAGACACTATCAAACCATTGCAAAACAAGGAAAAAAGAGTTAAGACTTTTACTTATGCGATTCGGAAACTTTCTAATGCTAGAAAGTTTGATATTTGTTTAATCGGTTTCATGCAAAGTCATAACACCGAAGCCATAGGAATTGATGGGAAGTTTAGAAATAATTTCCTTTTAATTCTTTGTGGTGCTAGTGCTAGGAGTGAGATTCAAAACTTGTGGAAACATGACACCCCTGAATTTCAGTACATCCAAAGTGCTGCCTATCCTGTTGTTGTTTGTGGTTCTAATCAGCATCAAATCGCAGAACACCCAACGCATAAACATCATCTTGAGTATAGAAAAAAAGGCAATGCTCCTGATGGTTTATTAAATCCTATTTTTTTAAATAAACCAATAGATGTTAAAATAGTTCCATCACCTAATATCAATCTAAAAAAAGATGATGTTCCTAAAGTGCTACAATCAATAAATCCCTTAGATTGTAATACCTGGCAATCAATAGATTATCCCAGTGGCTTGCAATGGCTACCACAACACGAGGCGGGAGTATATTGTGTATTTGTTAGCGGTTATCAAAACCCTCTTTATGTAGGTCAATCTAAAGACCTTTGGAGACGTTGGAACAATAAAGGTGACTGGGAACATCATGTTAAAAAACATCTTGAATCAATTGGTGATGTATCGGTGAAAATAGCTTTTTACATCACAAAAAATTGGGATGAGCAAAAACGTTTAACTCTTGAGTCAGAATTACAAGCTAAATATAAACCTTCGTGGAATGGAACAGCTAACAAAACATTACCCGATAAAACACTTTCTGAATCGGCTCAAGCGGTGTTTAATTTCATCAAGGAAATATTTAAGGGTGAACCTATACCAGCCCGTGACTGTTACCGCAAATCATCACTCAGAACTCAGTTTGGATTAAATGCTGAAACTACTGAGTTGATATTTGATGAATTGCAAAATTTTGGTTTAGGTCAAAAACTAATCAAGGAAATTAATGGTTTCAGAAGTGTTAACTTTTTACCTGATATGTAGTAGAATAATGGTAAAATTATCATAAAACAAAAACAAGAAAAAATAATGAAAAAACTGTTTTTATCACTATTGACTGTTACATTATTGAGCGTATCTTTTGCTAATTCATGTTTAGCTAATGCAAATAGAACGATATTTAATCGTTCAGGAAATAGTTTGGCTAATGCAAATAGAACGATATTTAATCGTTCAGGAAATTATTTAGTTTTTATATCAAAAAACAAAAAAACACAACACATAATAAAAAATCCTTTAGATATACCTCAACAATTAAACATCACTTCAGATATCCCTTTTCGTGTTATTTGTGAAAAAGATTACGGTGCAGACTATTGTTCAGGATATTTTGATAGAAGTTATCGAGTGATGAAACCAAATGAATCAATAATTGTCGAATTTTATGATTTATATGGTGGGATAAAAAATACATTAGCTATTTCTTTTTCCAATCTAAAATAATAAAAAATTAAAACTATTTTACTTTTTACCTGATATGTAGTAGAACCTTTGATTTATCCTATAAGCAAAGCAAAACACAAGCCCATGAATTATCCCGAAGTAGTCGAATCAGTCTACAGTCAAATCCTGTTAATCCCAGAACCCAATCCCATCCCCAAAAACAAAGACTTTATTTTGATGGCACTCTATCACCGGACGACAAACCCTAAAGCCAAATACCCCCGTGAAGGGGCTGTCAAAACCATTCTTGATCTTGGTTTAGAGTTTGCTCCTGTTGAGGATTGGAACATCAGCTTAGAGGATTACAACGCCGCCAAACTAAACCAACAAACCCGATGGTTGGCGTGGCGAGAGGGGCTAACACCTGTTAACTCAGGGATGAAGAAAACTATAGATAATGAACAGGAGTTTTAAATGAAAAAGTCCAAACCAAAATCAGACTATCCAGAGATTGTCGAGTTAGTTGTTGATACTGCCAGAAAGCGCGGCGGGAATCAATTATTAACAGATGTCAATTGGGTAACTAAGACCTTGTTCAAATATCAGAATGGTGTGATTCCCTTGACTGATACCGACTCCGATTGCGTCAGGATTGGAGAGGAGTTAAGACCCCGTTATGAGTGGCAGATCACCAGAGATCATGTAGCTTTTGCTAATCAGAATAGTATTAAGAAGGGATGGAAATAATGATCAATACTTTCATCGGAATTGACCCAGGCAAAACCGGAGCGATCGCTATCATTTCTCCATCGGGAATCAAACTCATTGATTGTCCAGTTATTGAGATTAAAACTAAGGTTAAAAGCAAAAAGCCAAACCTCACGCTATTTGATCAGGTTGCGGACAAGGGAACAGTCAAGTCCAAGGCCAAGGCCAAACCCAAAACTAAAATCACAACGAAGTCAAGCCCTGCATTAATGGCATCGGAGTTAGCACAGTTGGCTACCTCAAACTCAATAATCGCCATAGAGAGCGTTCATTCAATGCCAGGACAGGGAGTTAGATCAACCTTTGATTTTGGGACGAATTTTGGCATTTGGTTGGGAGTGATCGCAGCGTTAAATATTCCTATGGAGTTGGTGACCCCTCAAGAATGGAAAAAACACTATGGCTTGATAGGGAAAGACAAGGACGCATCAAGGATTATTGCGGTGCAATTATTCCCCCAGATGGCCATGGAATTAAAGCTCAAGAAATACAACGGGCGGGCCGAGGCACTTCTCCTTGCTGAATATCTGCGACGCAAAGCAGGAGGCTAGGACAAAGCAAATGGGAGATATTAAAATCTTTAACAAAGATGGTTTTCTAAATTTCGTGGAAGGTAATCTAGCGTCTGCCGAGGATTATAAAAAAGCAGATCGGTGTCAAGGATCTGTTTTTGAAGCACTGAAACCAGGCTATTTAGTAGAACTCCAAGATGGAATATTTGTTTTAAATAAAGACATGGATATTCGGCGCGAGGTCAGTTGTGGCGATATATGATTAATAGCTAAATATAAACCCCGTCCAAAATACTGATGGACGGGGTTTTGTTTTTATGGATTAACTACCGACTGCGCTAGAACTGAGTACGGAATTGATTTATCCTTTCGT